ATAGCCTTTTCTGCGAGATCGCCACCAGCTTGAATATGCGGAATCCATTCCGCAGAGAGTCGGGCAAAGTAGGTGGAATCGCTTTGCGCGATCTTGCCCTCCAGAGCGAGTTTGTGAAAGATTTGCCCCATGTTTTTTACGGCTTGCACCTGCACAGCAGTATCAGCCTTGCGAAGATTGACGAGCTCGTCATTGACTTTCGCTTGAGCATAATTGTTGGCCGTGAGAGCGCGATTAAGTGATTGTTGAGTGTCTTGAGTGCGAATATCGCTCTCGATTTTTTCCGGCCCGCGAAGCTCAGTAAGCGTTTTTGCGCCGATATATTGAGCGTCGGCGTTTTCGCGTTGAGCAGCAGCAGCAGATTGAACAGTCTGCGCTTTGAGTAGGTCGTTTTGAATGCGTAGATTTTCCATTGAGGCTGCGGCCATGCCAGCTTTAGCAGATGAAGAGACTGCGGCCTCGCCTACATTTGAAGGTTGATAGGTTGCGCCAACGGGTGAAGATGCGCCTTTGTTGACGGAGAGCAGAGGATTGAGGCCTGCGGCGCGAAGATCTTTGACTTCCCGTTGATGCGCGGTATTGGACATGCGTTCCTGAAAGTCCATTTGTTTTTGTGCAGCAGCAGCAGAGGCGGCGTTTTGATCTTTTGCGCCTTTTTTGCCGAAGAGTCCGCCAGCGATCGAGCCGACAAGTCCGCCGATGGGACCGAAGAAAGAACCCACGGTGCCGAGAACGGAGCCCATATCAAGGCCGGAGTCGGCAGATTTTGCAGAGAAGGCGGCGCCTTGTTCGGCGTCGTCATTGTCGATTGCATAGCCCGAAGCATCGGAGCCAGTGTATGTGTTCATGTTGTTGTCCTTGAAGAAGGGGGCCGAAGCCCCCGTGTTGTTAGAAGTGATCGATCATGCCGGGGACGCCATAAACCGGCATGGGCCGAGCGCACCGCATCTTGAAGTAGGCGTCGAACAAGAAGTGCGGTTCATCAGGCACAGCGATGACGCGATCGATCGGCGGATTTTCCGTGATGAAGGCAGAGTCGAGAACTGGCGCATCAGCGAAGTCTTGCGAGAGGTGCCAAGCATCGAGGCTTTGAGGATGCGACGATCGGAAAAGACCGGTGATCTGAGAAGGTTTGTAGCGGTATTCGGCATAGCGTTCTTGATAGCCGAACACGGTGTCGTCGTCGAGCGCGATACCTTTCGTGAAGATTTCTTTTTGCAGAATGGCCTGTTCGCCAATATGCGAGAGCGCCGGCCAGTAGAAATCGAAGCGAGTGCGCCGGGACCACATACGATTAAGGCCTTGTTGATAAGTGAGATCGGCGCGAACGGAAACCATGCCGATAATGAGGCAGTGTTCCGTGAATGACGCAGTGAAAGAATTGCGTTTTGCGAGGACGGTGCCCATAGCCGCCAGATTGCCCTGCGGAGAATCGGCGTAAGCACCGCTTGCAGAGGTTTGAGCGATAGGCGCGATGTTGATAGGCGTGCTACCGCCGCCGAGAAACTCGGGCCGTTGAAGGCGGGCATCGGGAGAAGTGACTCCGAAGTGAGCCTTGAGGAGCTCGATGTAGCGCGTGCCGCCGCGCGCGTCGCGTTCGAAGATTTTTTGAATCTGAAACGCTTGACGTAGAGAGTTGATTGTGGCCGCAGTTGCGCTGGTCAGATCGGCTTGAAGGCCGGGTTCATCCCATGCCCATCCGGTTGTTGCAGTTGCGATGTTTTGACCGAACATTGCACCGTTACCGATGTTTTGAACGATTTGCGTGGATCCGACTGAATCGGTGAATGTCGGGTTAGGGCCAGAGGGAATGACCGGGGCGGTGCCACCAAGGGGAATTGTTACGCCGGGGCCTTTTTGTGGCCATGGCAGGGCCGAAGTGAAGTAGTCGTGACGTTTACCGCGCCGTTGCAGCGTGTAAGTTGCGGGGTCATCGGGACCGTCGCCTTTCGGGACGGATAGCGAGTCCTGAAGGTTTTGGTCGCGGAACCATTCGTTGTAAATCAGATTGTAGGCGCGATGCCAGAGCGCGGAATGCGAGAAGCCCGCGACGTCGGTGGGCAGGCCCATGTAATCGTGAATCGAGAGTGCCGGATAACCGGATCCGGGGGCGATCATTTGCGGAACGATGTAATCGGTGGAGTCGCCGGGATTGGTTTGCTCACCGTTGAATTTTTGCCAGTTGTCCCACACAAGGCGGATAGGCACGCTGAAAAAATGCGTGTCCATGTACATGTTGTCCATGATGGGAAAGATTGGCGTAGCGAGTCGACCGAAGCCGGTCATGTTGAGCGAGAAAGTATCGCCGGGGAGTGCCTCGTCCACAAAGATGGGAACGAGAAGGCCAGCGTCGAAGGTTGTCTTGTAGCCGTGGGACCGGTCGAACGAGCTACGGGGAATTTCAGCCTTGGGAACTTGGCTGAAGGAGTGTTTCATTACTGATGGATTGCGATGCATGTTAGGCCTCCGGGGTTTGTTGAGCGAGAACGACAGGGACGGACTGGGGTGTTATCAACCCAGTCGAATCGTCCATCGTGCCGACTTTGTGCAGCACGTATTCGCTCGGGTGTTTGCTGAGGAAGGATTGCGGATTTTCGAGGCCTTCACGGAAGGCATCGATAGCGACAATCACGTGATTGACTGCGAAGGGCGTGCCGAAAGTTTCGGTGCGCTTATCGTAGATGGAACAGATGGAGAGAATCATTCGTCTAAATCCCTTTTGAACAGGTTGACCCTCGCGTGTGTTACTTCCTCTCGGACCGCCAGCCGCGGGGGATGCTGGTGCCGAATAAATTCGCGGTTCATTGTTTTTTTGCGTCGTTGTTTTTTTATATCGTCGTGCGTGTCGCGGTCCTCTTTTTTCAATTTGCGAGTGTAGAACTTTGGGACCGCTGTTTTTTTTCCATCCATGACGATGAAGTCTGAGGGGAAGGCATCGTCGGAGAATTGGTCATACCATTGAGTGCCGATGCCCGGCATTCGAGACATGGTTGTGTATTCCGGATGGAGTTGGATTATTTCGCCGGTGTCAGGGACAACGCGGCGATAGTGAGAGGCGGCCATGTCGCCGCCTATTTTTTTCATGATGTAGCTCGCGCAATATTGCGCGGATTGTGCGGTCACGCTGCCGATCTGGCAGTAACCGAAGCCCCAGAGGGCATCGAGCTCGTCGGAACGATAGATTTTGTGACCGGATTTTGATTCTTTGAGGAAGCGTTTTTCGGGGAACGAATGCCCGAAGATCAACGCGTGATAGTGCGGGCGTGAAAGCTTTGAGCCGTATTCGCCGCAGTGATAGAAGCGGATTTTTTTCGGTGCGATTGCTTTGCGCAGCCGCTTCATGAATTTTATAAAGTGCTCGGGAACGAGAGTCCCACCATAGGGAAGGTGGGCGTCGTCATACGTGAGCGTGATAAATGAATTTTCGTCGTGGAATTGGGCCTCATGCATACAGCGAACGGCCCATTGTCGAGCGTGTGCAATGCGACAACCAACACACCGCCCACAGGGGCGGGGTTGGTTAGTAGCTCGGTCCTTGAAGGGGTGAAAGCACGCCATCGGTTAGAGGCGGATGCCCCCCCGCATCGGGTTTGTGCGGAAGTTTTTCTGATGGGACCGGGAAGCAGTTGCAGTAAACAGGCGGCGGGATTTCCGACCGCTGATTTTTGAGCGTTTCATTGTGTAAGTCCTTGAGAAGGTTGAACAAGAGAACGAGTTGCAGGAGCGAGATTAGCATAATTCGTCCTTTTGGTGTCGGTGGTTACTATGATAACAAGAAGTATAGTAACCACCGCGAGTTTGCGCCGGATTAGGTCGGCGCAGTATTTGGCTGAGGCGTTGCCGGAGCAGGGGCAGGTGCAGCCGGTGAGGGGGGGGCCTGTGGGGGGGTAGCCTGAAGTGCGAGGGATGCAGCCTCGGGCGTGAGAAGGCCCATTGTGGCCATTTCGGCCTTATTGTCTGGATTGTTCATGAAATCCAAGAATTGGCCGGGGTCGTTGTGGAATTTGTAGCGGACTTCCGCAGGAAGCTCCGCGAAGAGTGTGCGGGACTCAGCAACAAGATACATGGCCTCTTGGTAATCGATGCCTTCGAGGTTTGCGAATTGCGGGATTGCACGATTGACGTGCTCAAGTTGGCCGGTTTTGAGGTAGCGGCCCATGATGGTGTTGATGTCGCATTCGTCCTTGAAGGATTGCTTCGTCCGACCGGGACCGGGGAACGAAATTTGGTGACGTAGTTTTGGAGAATAGGCAGAACGGAAGATTTTGGGTGTTGGGTTGGTTTGGGTAGGAATTGGTGAGTTGGGTTGTTCCGTGGTGGTTTTGGTTTTGGTGTTCATGTTGAGTGTCCTGATTGGGTTGGAATAGACCGAAGGTCAAGAGCCACCCCGCTTTTAGGGGGGTGTGTGTGTTACCACTGGCCGCTGCGCGTTTCGTTGGTTGTGGTGCGAGATGCGTTACCGCGTGAGTCCCGGGTTGTGGTGGTTTTGGTGGAAGTGGTTGGCGTTGTCCCGCGAAAGAAGCGTGTTATCGAACTGATAGCCTTTTCTGCAAGATCGCCA